CCCATGTCCAAGCGCCAGCCGTTCGGCCAGCCCTCCAATCATCTGTTTTATGTCGCCAGGCAGCGCCTGGAACTCGGCCTCCTGCTTGGCCCACTCCTGATAGGAGCGCTGGAAGTTGGAGCCGATGACGCTCTGCACTGTATTGGCATCCATCCGTGCCCAGGCTTTGAGCTGCTCCGGTGTCCCCACCAATCGGCGGAGCATGGGCGGCAGCCGCTTGAACTCCTCCCGGCTGTTGTAGGCCGACCGCTGTACGGCCCGCCATACCAACCCCCAAGCCTCCTGCGGGGCCATCTTTGGCCGCTCCGTAAGCTGCCTTATCTTGGCCTTTACCGCGCCGATGTGGGGCGGATAGCCCTTGCTGTCGGTGGCGATCAGCGCCTTGACGGCGGCGGCCACGATTGCGGCGTCATCCTCGGCAAACATGTCTGTCCACAAGGAAATAGTGTCCAATGCCTCCTGCCGCCCCACGTCCCGGTAAAACTGCGGGTAGGCACCACGGAGCACAGACATGAGCTTAATCACGTCTTCGCGTTTCACACGATGCCCTCCTCTCGGGCAATATCCAGAAACACATTTCCGCCCCTCCGCGGGGCCTGCCCGGATTTGAGCCGGTCGAAGATGATGCCCTGCCAGTTGTTGGCCATGCACTCCCCGATCAGGTCTATCACAGCCTGTTCCCCGTAGGTCTCCGCCGCCTTCTGCACCTGAGTCACCAGAGACTGGAGGCCCGTGGGCTTGTAGTCCTGTCGCTTCTCATGCTTGTACCGGATCCAGGCGGCAAAGGCACCCTGTAGGGCAGGCGAGGCCCCCGGAAGGGGGGGATGGGGGGTAATTAACATTTGTTCTTTATCTTGTACTTGTTCTTTTTCTTTATCTTGTACTTGCTTTCGCTCAGCCCTTGCTTCCGTTTTGCTTTCGATTTTCTTCTCATTTGCTTTCGGCTTGCTTTCCGTTTGCTTTGGCCTCCCCCCGGACTTGCCTGCCTCTGATTTCCGCCTGCTTGCGTCTAGGTTTGGCTTACTCAGCTCAAACGCAATCGCGGCGGAATCAGGCAGTTTATCAAGGTCCGGGAGTATCCCGGTGAGCGCATAGGCGCATATTGCGTCGTATGCGTCACACCGGGCCGCCTTATTACGGATGCGGGAAACAGCCCGGAAGAAAGAAGCGTAGAATGTAAACTGTTCCCTGTCCATAGGTACACCTTAAAATGGCAGTTTCCCGCCATCATCGAATGACTCGCCAAATTGACCAAACGAAGAAGGCTGAGACCAATCGCTAGAAGCGCCCCCAAAGGCGGGAGAGGGCTTTCGGTTCTCTGACAGGCGTTTGAGTTCCGGCACCTTGAAATCTCCCTTTTGGATCGCCTGGATAGAGCGGGTCTGATACACATACAGCCGCGTCTTTACGTCCCCGGTGTTCTTGGCGTACTCCTCCTCGCCTAGCACTACGCCGAAACGACGGCCTACCATATCCCGCAGATTGAACTCGTCGAAGCGGTAGCCGGGGTTGGAGTCTTCCAGGGCGGTCTTGAAGGACTTGAAAAAGCCCAGAGCAGAGGGCTTGTAGCTGCGGCGGAGCTGGATAGGCCAGAATCCAGCGCGGGTAAAGGTGTCGCTGTTATTCCCTTTGTAAGTCCCCTCAGCAAAGTCCCACTCAATCAAGAGGTATTCCTTTTCCTCCACGTCTTCCACGCGGCAGATTGTGGCAATATAAGCGCCGGGCTTGGGATTGTCAAACTCGGAAGCCTCCTGAACCTCGTCCCAGTTGATTTTATTCATGCTCGGTTTCCTCCTTCTTGGGGGTCAGGCCCCAGTATTCACGGATGGTGGTGTCCACCAGCTTCAAATCGTTGTCTATCTCTTCTGGAAACATGTCTATGGGAGATTTTGCGGTGCTGAACCCCTCAGACTGGGTGATGAAGTAGTGCTTGTCTTTCTCGGAACGGCAGAGGAGGACGATGGAGAACAGACCCTCTACCGTCAGTTTCTCGTCCAGCATCTTACCGATGGTCTTGGCTTTCAGCGTGCCGTCCGGGTTGGACTCGGTATGATGGAGGAAGTAGACGATGCAGTCCCTCGGTGTCTGTGTGATGACAAACTGGATCAGGTTACGGAAGTTCAGGGCGATGTCGGTAAACTTGTTATAGCCCGTCTCCTTGGCCCGGTCGAAGAACTCGAAAGCCAGCAGATACTGACTGTCGTCGATGGCATAGGTTTTCAAATTCGGAGCAGAAAGAGACTTAATGATGGTGGGATAGGTCGCGCCGTTGATGGTAGGAAGCGCCTTGCGGAAGGGCAGCGGCTTGGAGGCCACGTTGAACACGCCGATCTCGGCGGGGTCGAAGTTGCGCAGGGCGGTGGACTTGCCGGAGCCGGATTCGCCCAAAACCAAAACTGGGATTCCCATTTATGTACCTTCTTCCTTGTCAAATATTACGGGGCATTCAGCGCCCCGGCTATCAAATGGATAGGGCAAGAACTCGCCGGTGAGGGCGCATTGGTGGCGCTTGAGGCCATCCCGGTATTGGATGTAGGGGCACCACTGGCAAACCGTCAGCCCATTGGGGAAGTGGACGGCCACGGTGGCCGTGCCGGTGGTGTAGTAACGCACGCAGGTCTCGCGGCTCATACATACCGCTCCACTTCCAGCCCGATCTCCAGCGCCAACTGCTCCGGGCAGTCGCGCAGGGCCTTGTTGACCGCGGCCCGGAAGCAATCCGGGCAGAGCCACCGCCCCTCCCACTGAAACCGTGCCTCGCCGTGGTAGACCTCCTGGCGGCACTTCTCACACTCGGAGACGGGGTTGTCCTGCTGCCTGTCCGAGCATGGATTCAAATTTAACATTGACTTTTCCTCCTTCCAGCCATAAAATAAGGGCAGATGTTCTTTCTCTTGCCGCTCTCCGGTGTGCGAGACCGGAGGGCGGCGCTTTTATCCTTGCGAGCTGGCAAAACGCTCTGCATCATCGCATGTCGTAAACTCAGCAACGACCCGATGTCTGTGCCAAACCTGCCACAGCGATAGGCTAATGTTATACGATACGATATAACCGCGCTGATCCATTATTCTCCCTCCTTAATTTGGTATTTCGATGACCGCCCACACGTCGTCGATGCTCTCCGCGCCCTCCAGTCCGGTGATCTGGATGGTGAGCGGGCCGGTGGGCGTGGGGGACGGGGTGGTGGTTACTGCCGGGGTTTCAATGGCTGGCTGCTCCGGCTCCTGGTTCCAGATGATTTCAACTAGTGCAACCAGCGCCAGCAGCAGAAAGAGATATGCAATGGTCACGATCAGTTGTTTCTTCATAGGCTGACCGCCACCAGAATAGCCAGCACCAGCGCCGCTCCGGCAACCACCGCCAGTTGTACCCGCTGGGCCACCGCCTGCGCCTGCTGTACCCGGCGGCGGTAGGCCCGGTAGCTGTACGCCTTTGCGCGCCTGTCGCGCTCGGTTTGTGCTCCCATAATTTTCACTCTCTTTCATTAGTTGAAAAGCTCTGTCTTGAAATCGCTCATTTCGCTTTGAATGGTGCTCGCCACCGCCGTCCGTATCATGTGTACGATGGTTTCGTAGTCAAAGCACGGTACGCCCTCCCGCTTGTACTTAACCAGCCCGCCGGGGCTGATCTTGTATGTAAGCGCCTTGTCCTTGACCGCAATCCCGAAGGTTGCCCGGCCCTCTCTGAGCGCCAGCCTTACCGTCTGTTCCGGCCAGTCTAAATACCGGGCCGCAACGTCCACTGGAACATTGTCATACGCTAGTATCTCAGCGTCCGTTGGGATCGGCGGCCGCGCTCTGGTTCTTGGCCTCATCGTTTTCGCCTCCCTTCTCCCCGTGGAGCCGCTCATGCTCATCCCAAGTCATCCCATAGTAAGCCCGGCATAGGTCGTCCATGACGCGGCGTGCATTGCTGAAGCGGTTCTCAATCTCCCGCTTCGTGCTACTCTCGTTGAGTTGCCCATCTTTGGTCATAAAAAATCCTCCAATCTTGCCAGAGGCCGGAGGATGTGATATACTGTCTCCGATACCTCGTAGCTGCTTCACGTGGTGTCATGCCCTGGTCGGTGGTGCAACACTGGCCGGGGCGCTTTTTGTTGTGCTCCCTTAAATTTATGAAACAAGGAAATGCATTGCTATCCAAAAAATCGTTATTGCGGAAAGCGCAGAAACCGTTCTCGCATTTATTTCCTCATCAAAGAGCCAGTAAATAAATATGTACCCAATTTCAAAACCAGCAAAAGCTAAAGCTATCCATTGGAACATCCCCGGCCCCCACTTTCGTAATCGAGGTATTTGTTTCCAAAGATATCTATCGTATAGTTCTTAGCAATTTCATCTTGATTCTGCTGGCTTTGTAGTGTAAGTACGAGGTCAGCAATTTCTTTAGAATCAGCCTCAATGATGATCTTCACCCCACTTACCTCCTTCCCCGCCCCGTCAGGGGCGGGCTTCTTTTTCTCCATTGGTGCTATCTTTCTTCTTGCGTTTCCGTGCGGGCCTGTCCCGCCGCCCCTCAGCATATCCAGCGATATAGAGGAGCGCTTCTTTGGGGAGAAGGGCCAGGTTGTCGGCAATACTCTGGGCATCGGCCAGGTTTTCCAAATTCACATGCATAGTTTCACCTCCTGACAAGCTTTCAACCTGGTACAATAATATATCAACCAAGTTTAAATGTCAAGCATTTATTTCAACCCAGTTGAATTTTTCTCTTGCATTTTGATTATCTCCATGATATACTTCGTTGTACAGAGTAGGAGGTGTAAATAGTGAAAACCATAGCTGAGCGAATTATGGAAGTGGTTGAAGAAAAGGGCGGAAACAAAAGTGATTTTGCCCGTAAAATTAACGTTACTCCAGCATACATTTCCAAATTAGGAAAAGATCCAAACTGCATTCCTAGCGATCGCACCATTGCCGACATCTGCCGTGAATTTAACATCTCCGAGCTCTGGCTGCGTACCGGAGAAGGAGAGCCCCATATCCAGAGGGACGAGGACGAGGAGTTCCTCGAAGTCACGGAGCAGATCCACATGTCTGATGATGATCTGATTAAGCGGATTATTAAGGCATATTGGTTTATGGAGGACGACGAAAAAGCCGCCATCAGAAAACTGATAGACGGCTTTACAAAAAAATAAGGCCCCGGTTTTCCGGAGCCTTTTTTATCACTTATTATGTAGTTTTTCGAGGACGAGGGCGCGCGTAAGGAGCGATTTCAAATAAGTTTCATTTTTGTTCCGCTCGGTCGTGTCAAGATTTTTTCGCACTTTAGTTTGCAAGCTCTGGCATGAATGAAGTCAGCCGGCAATGGAGGCATCCT